GGTCAGCTTGAATCTGAATTTTATTCTTCAGACTCTCCAAGGCTAGATCGTAATCTGGGAGCTCTTTGACCAGTTCCATAGTCCCGATCGCCAAGTCTTTGAGGTTTATAAACTCCCCTATCAACTGCTGTACTACACTCTCCGCGTTTTGCAATTTTGCTGTCAGCTCTTCTCTTGTCATTTTTTTCATTGTTCATTGTTTTAATTAATTATCTTTCTACTGTTAAACATAGTTCCACAAACGGCATGTATAGCACGTGCTCTGTGATTTCCTCTGATACGTATGATCTAGCGCCAACTAGTACACCAGGATATAAGCCTATCTCAATTATCCAGTTCTTCATTAGTTTGTTCTGTTAAGTAATAACTTAGCATTTTCATGTGGTGGTTAATTCTCTCTTGATGGTAATCAGCTAATGTGAAATCCGTGTCTGATTCCGATTGCGTCAATGTCTCTTGATCTAATTGGTTCGTTTTTTCTACTGTAGTTTCTAACATCCTTTTCTAATTTTCTACGTTTATATTGAATAGAAGATATATGTTTCTTTTCTTTTTGAATGTCTACATTGTCTTGCCTAATCTTTGAGTTTAATAATTCCTTTGGTAATTCCATAATTAAGTGTTAAACATTTTGATCTCTTTACGTTTTTTAATTATCACTGCAATTATTAAGTCTACATCCTTTTGATTTTGAGGTTTATATAACGGCCTAGGATCTTTATTGATTATCATCCAAAGCTTAAACAATTTCCATCTTAATGGAAAAGATTCATTAGCTCTACCCTTACACTCTATTACGTAGTCTTTCCCTGTGAAGTCAGGTGTATACTTAATTCCCAGTATTTTCTTTTGCCCTCGGTCAATAAGATCACCTTTTCCATTGGCTTGCTTCTCGTAAGCTTGATTCGTAAAACTAAATCCTTCGACCAACTGGAAAACTTCACCTTCATACAATTCAAATAGTTTTTCTTTCTTAAGTGCAATATAAGTATATTTTTCTAAACCAGAAGCAAAATTGATTCCATCATGTGTAGTCTTTTTCGCTTGTACTGGTCCTTTCTTCTTGCTTCGTTTCATCATTAGGTGACTGTATCTGTTGATACCCAAGCATCTCCTGGATATATAGAACGTTTATAAGAACTAGTTAGTGGATTAGCTTGTACATCGATATCTTCAATATAATCTTTCAATAGCTTTTCCTCAAGTAGATCTGAAGATTCATTCTGTAACTTTTGAATGTAGTTAGCAGCATCAAGTAGTTCCTCTTGTAAATGATTAAGCCACTTATATAAACTAGGTGAATCATCGTGTAGTGTTACTCCATACTTTTTATAACCTACAGAGCTACGAGAATCGAGCTTCTTAATTACTTGCTTTACTACTTCGTCTTTAGTTTCAATATTCATTTAATCTTTTTTAAATGTTCCATTAACCATTCTTCCAGTACGTGTTGATATGACCTTGTAAGCGCCTTCAATACATTCTTCTATAGTAAAGCCTTCTAAGTGTGCTAGGTTGGTTAAAACAACCACCATATCGCCTATAGCGTCAGCTATCTCAGGAGTATCACGTTTAAGTAATGCTTGAGCCAGTTCACCAGCCTCTTCTTGTAGTTTAATGTACTGAGTTTTACTATCTCCCTTATCATATATACCTCTAGTATTAGCCCAGTCTCTAATTAAAGAGAACATGTTACTATCATCTACTGCTGGCTTTTCTTGGAAAGCTTCTGCTTGTGATAATACTTTGTTATATATATAACAGGACCCAGGACCAAACTGACTAGGGTGTATATTAGAAATAACCCACTCAATTTTATCTTCACTATCCAAGGCGTACGTTCCAAACTCATTCTGAATTATAATATTATTTAAAAAATGTGCATCAATATTGTCTTTAGATACTTTAAATGTAGTTGTTGCTGCAGATGAAGTATGTTTATTGCTAACACGCTTACTCTTCTTAAATAAATCTTTGTAAGGTTTCATATCAACTTTATATCCTAAATCTTCTTGAAGTAGTCTTTCAGCTTCTGAGGCTTCAGCTAAATCATTAGTTTCGAATATGATCTCATATTCTCCCTGCTTATATCCTTGAACTTCTACAACACGTTTTTGAATGTCTGTAGTACATCCGATCTTGACACCTGGTATATGGTAAATCTTGTATTTCATTTGGTTTTGTATTTTAAATTTAATTTTTTAATGATCTCTAAGCTTTCCTTGCCTAAGTACTTGGCCATATAGTTTGTTTTCTGAAAATACCACTCGTACTTATCCAACATACAATGGTGCTTTTATAGGCGGTCCTGATTCATACTCGGTTAAGTGAATCTTATTGTGAGTAGGTATCAATACATGTCCACCTTCAGCAGGCATATATCTCAATCCCTGTTCTACACTAACTTGAGGTAGCTTAAACGTTGGTCTCTCTAAGTAAGTTTGTACTGCATCTTCGTGACCGTTGTATATGTGGCAATCACCTAAGAAACAACCAAGCTCTCCCATTTCTAAACCAGCACCCTTAGCTAACATATTAAGTAGTAAGCCATACATAGCTAAATCATAAGGCAATCCTAAGAATAGATCAGCTGAACGTTGTGACCAGAATAAGTTTAGCTTACCTTGGTTAACCTCAACCTGAAAACCATAATGACAGGGAGGTAACGCCATGTGTTCCATCTCAGCTGGATTCCATGCAGTAACCATTAGTCGTCGGCTTGTATTTTCATTCTTAATATCACGAACTAGATTAGCAATCTGATCGATACCGTTAAAGTTTCTCCATTGCTTACCATATATTGGACCTAGTGTTCCATCTGTTCTACCTGAGCGCTTGTAATCTGCATCCCAATACTTCAAACCGTGTTGGTGTAAGTATTGCATATCAGTACGTCCCTGGAGCATCCAGAGCAACTCTGTGACAGCATTCTTAAAGTAAATGTGTTTACCTGTTAGTAACGGGAATCCCTCTGACATATCGTGTTTAAGGATTCTGCCAAAGACAGAGCGTGTTCCAACCCCTGTGCGGTCCTCTTTAGGTATTCCTCCATAGAATGTTCCTGATAGTAATCCTCTGTACTCTTCTTCAATGCCATAGCTATTGTTTTCTTTTGTCATAATAATATTTCATTGTATTAAAGACTTCTTGCCAGACGTTCTCACTAATCCAAACAGTAGGAGTATTATATATTTTCTTGTAGTTAGGCATAAAAGACACACCAATACGCCATTCCTCAGCAAACATTCCTTGAGATGTTGGTACCGGTGCTACTATTATTCCTTCCTTTATGCAATATCTATACCACTTTAACTGTTCTTGATTAGCAACAAAACCTGTATTTAGTCCTATAAAGCCTTTAGGCTTCTTTGCTTGCCATGCCATCTATTCCCAAGGTAATGCGTGATCTGCAGGATCCGGTAAAGGTTCATAGTCTCCAGATGCATGATTCCAATTAAAATGTGCTTCAGCTTGATTCTGTCCTAAGTTCTGAAACTTTACTTTTAATACTTTAACTTTAACAGTATTATTACCGTAGTTCCTGTGAACAAGTAAACCATGATAACTAGCATCATACCATTCACCACCACCTTTGATATTATACATAGTTGGCTCTTCCATAGTGCCATCATCTTTCTTATACATCTTGGTTGGGTGAGCTACTACAATAACTAGTACATCATACTTCTTAGCAAACATCTCTATCTGAGCTAGATACTCCATAGTAGCGTCTGGTATAGACATATCAGCTGTGCCTTTAAGCTTAACCTTGTTGAATGGATCGATAACTAAACATTTAATACCTTTGCGTTTAACTAGCTCAGCGCCTTTCTTAAGCACTGCACCTAAATCATAACGTTCAGACTCTATAAAGTAAAAGTTATCATTAACTATATTCCAGCAGTCCATCCACTTCTTACTGCCAAGATCTTCAGCTTTAGGCATCCAGCCACCTATCTTTCTTATAAGCTTATGAGTATGTAAGAACGTAGGCTTGTTCTCTGGTGATGCAAATGCTGTCTTCCAGCCATACTTCATTTGGTAACCAACAGCCATTCTATCAACGAAATCAGACTTACCACTACTAGGAACTCCTGTGACAGTAATGAACTGCCCGGTGTAAGTACTAAAAATGCTATCAAAGTTATCAAGACCGACTTGAAAG